TCCATATAGTTTGCAATATCTTCTGGTGGAACGTTACCTACGTCAATTTTAAAAACTCTTCGCTCTGGTGCTCTTACGATTCTATATGCCATCATTGCATCTTCAAGGAGTGTTAGCTGTCTCCAGATTCTTCGTGATGGCTCCAACACAGAAGTTCCATATGGTGCATGTTTATCGTTACCAAGAATTCTAAAATGCGCAACTTGCCAGTTTTCTAAAGTTAGCCCACCCGTATTCCATTGAAATTGTACATAATTAGGATTTGTTTCATCTTCACCCTCTAAACGTTCAACTTCTTGCGGGGGCAAACCAATAGTGCTTCTTATTCCTAGTTTTTCATCAATATCTAAAAAAAGAAATAAATCTCCGTATTTACACATTGTCCGAGACCAACCAAACAAATTGTGATTAATATTTAAAACATTATGATATAATGAATCCAAAATAGATTTAATTTCTTCATTAGAGCACTTAATTCTAAGCATCGGTTGTAAATTTGAATGAGTTGTCATCTCATCTGCGTATATATCAACCGCTGATGCGATAATTGGCTCATATTCCATTTGATCAAAGTCAACATATCTCTCTGATCGATTTCTACTTGAAATCATATTGAGAGCTACTTTGTTCATTGGGTTATATTCAGTCTTTTTAAACTGCTTTCCGCTTGCAGATCTAAACTTAGATGAATAAATATCCAAGTGTCGTCTACGAAGCTTTCTTCCGCTTTGTGTTCTTCTTTGTGTGATCGGACCTGAGAACAATCTTGTTAAAGATCGAAATAAGCCTGATTCTTCATTATACGGGTTGTTTCCTTTTCTTTTGGCCATTTATTTATCCTTTGTAAATCCAAACAAAATCTTTCATTTGTTTTTTCGCTTTAGCTTGTTTATCTTTAATATCCGTTCCATATCCATCCATGCCCTTTATGGCTGTATTCATTGTTGTTTTGTTAAGATACATAGAATTTAAAATGGCTTTTTTATAAGCCACATCTCTTTCACTCACTTGTAAGGCCGTATCTCTAACCCAACAACCAATTGCAAGAGCCATAATCAAATCATCGTTATATGAACGCATTGCTTGCGGTTTTCCATTCCGCCATATAAAAGTTTTAATTTCATGAAAAGTTCTGGATGAATAAGTTCTGATCATTTTGTTTCTTATGAACTCCTCAAGTTTAGCAACAATCAACGGACGAGTCTTTGTAGAAGTTGTAAATCCAGCAATAGCCGAATCCATCACTTCGCCGCTTACGGCATCTACAAACTCATGAGTTGATTTAATTGAATAATAAAGATTTGGATATCCAAGAGTAATTAGTTTTTCCAAAATAGATATACCTATTCCATTGTTTTCCACAACCAACAAGCAATTTCCATATTCTGTACCTGCGGAAAATAACATTTGCGAATACATGTCAAGATTAGGTTTGCCTTGATATTCTCCAACAATCTCCATTGTTTCTAATTTAATAATATGAAAAACAGAATTGTCCGCCCCATCTCCACGGGCAACATCGGCAACTAATAAATAATTGTTTTCTTCATTATATTTTTCCCAAATCCAAAAATTTCTATCATACCCTGTACGATACGAGGGGTCTTTTACTAAATCATTAACCCATGCAATATCATCAGGATGTATTACAGTTTCCCCAGAAGTATTAAAATTGCATTCCAATTCTTGAGCAATTTGACGGCGGGACATATTTTTTGTTTCTTTTTCAAACCAAGCTTGGTTTCTCTCAGGGTGCGCATCCCAAGGAAGACAAACAGGATGAAAATCATTTTCTTTATCGTCGGCATCAATATATGTCTTGTGAAACCAATTTCCAACGCCATTTGGTGTTGACAATGCAATACATCGACCACCAGTTGATAATGTAGGGTAAAGACCTGTCCAGAGTTCTTCTAGTCCCTCAACATGAGCAGCCTCATCAATAACCAAAAGTGACAACGCTTCTGAACGACCTGCATCTCCAGAAGTTGATGCAGCTTTAATTTGCGACCCATTGGACAATTCAAACGAAGTTCTATTATCAACAGCAATTTTTGCAACTTGAAGCCATTCTGGTAGATTTTTCATTATGCTTTTGACTTTTTTAACCAAGTTGGCTGCTGTTGCAAACTTAGTTGCAATAACCAAGACATTTTTATCTCTATGAAACAACATAAGCCACACACAATATGCAGCAGTAATAGTTGATATTCCAAGCTGTCTTGCTTTTAAAATAACAGTGAAGCGAAAATCATTATAATCGTTTAATAAGTCATCCTGATATGGGTATGTTTTAAAAGGAACAAGCCCCTTCAATGGGTGAGAAATTCTGCAAAAGTTGTTTGTAAAATAAACAGGATCTTTCCCACATTTTAAAATCTCTTTTACAATCTCTTTCTTTGAGAGCTTGAAAGACATTATTTCCTTGTATCATTTTTTGGTCTTTTCTTGGCAGATAAAGCAAGAAAATCTCTTATCGATTTGTCAACTCGATCTTCTGATGGCGACAGAATAGGTTCAGAATCTATTTTGCTAATTTTATACCAACAATAAGCTTGAACAAAAGATCTAACGCGAGAAGTGGATTGAACGAGAACTTTAATTTCACTGTCTTTTGGCTTAGATAAGGTTATAGATTCGCCTGTTATTGCTTTATATTCTCTCTGAAGAAATTTTTTAATTTCATTGATTCTTCTGCCCATTTCATCTTCAAATCCACCGGCATAAACTTCTTTTAATTTAATATCAGATTGATAATGAATACATATTGAATCGCCGGAAAACTTCACTTTGAACCCATCCATAACGCGAGAATCAAGAATAGGATCCCCTTCTTCTCTACTAAGTCCAATTTGCCTCGCTTTGTTATCAGCAGCATATCGCTCGTCATGAGCACCATCATATGCATTTGCTGCTGCTTGTGAAAGTCCTTGTATAATTTTTAATGTGTTTGAACTCATTTATTTGGTCTCCATCCTTGATTCCACCTATCTTCGCGGCCCTCGACCCATTGGATGTAACATTTTTCACAACAATCGAACTTCGTCATATAGACATCATCATTTGATTTGAAAGAATACGTTTTACAAATAGGGCAGGATCGTTTAGATTCATTATTAAGTAGTTTTTTAGGAATAAAAATCCCATTTACCTGATCTTTGTCTATCGACTCTTCGGAAACTGCGTTGTTATAAAATTCTTTAAGCTCAGAGAGATATTGCTTTTCTTTCTCATCTGTCCAATGTTTTTTGGGATTTTCAATCGCTTCTTGGCCATACTTCTTTGCGATTGCTTTTTCAAGTTTTACAACATAATTTGGGTCTTTCTTTTTCATCGCAAACCCGGAGCAACAGCATATACAATACCAATCGCAGCACCAGCACCAACGGTAAAGCCGCCGATGGCCCACCAGTGAGCATTTGAAGGACGAACATATTTTTCTAAACTTTGAATATGTTGATCACGGATATTAATAATCTCTTGATATTTTTGATCGGAGGATTCACTTCTCGCATAAAGCAAATCATATTTATATTGTGAAGCAGCATTTGCTTGGCCAACTTCAAAGTCTACTCTTATCTTGCACTCAAGGTCTCTGAACTGGTGATCGACAATCAGCTTTGAAACTGCTGGATCATTAAATAAACGACCGTCAAAGGGTGCTACTTCTCCTTCTTTGAGGTTTGTGAATTTCGCTTCTTCTGCGCCATTTGCCGCTGATGACCAAGCCAATAAAAAGCCCATAAATACATGTTTCATTTTTCCTCCAAATAATCGATTATATTATAACATACTTTTTAGAGTTTGTCAAGTATTATTGAATGTTCGATGATGATGTCATCGTTTTTTTGCTCCGGGCCATTTGGATTTATCTGGGCCGTATTTTCTTACCATAAAATCATCTAAGCCTTTTTTATCAAAAGTTGGATTGCCACCTCTTTCAAAGTCAGCATCGGATCTTTCATCTTTTGCTTCTGGCATAGTTCTTTGGTCTGACTGTAAATCAACGCCGTAGCCGGGACCATCCATGCCATTGTCCCTCACGACTTGATTCCAGATGGGGCCACAGTCAGGGCACATTGCTTCTATTTCTGGGGATGAAAACCTAATGTCAACTTCTTTTCTACCGTCCCAATAGGTCTGATCTTCGACAGTACCAAAGATATCCATCCACAGCCCAGCGGCCATTTCGGGGTCATTGAGATCCTCTTCATCCCAATTGCTCTTTTCTATAACATCTAAGAGTGCAACATATTTCCTTACCTCAAGTGGATTGCCAGTGGTTTTTTCATATCTGTCTTCAATGCGACCAGATGAAATACCATCATCAATGTTTGACAAAACTTTTCGATAAAGGGACTCGCCCATCTCCTCGCTCATTACGGCTTGGAGTTCTTCTTTAATAATTCGTTTAAGTTGTTCTTTTGTTAATTTCATGATGGAACCTCCGAAAGTTCATATGTAAGTTGATCATATAAATCTTTAAACAATTCATATTTATATAATCGGTGTTTTGTTATCTCGTCTGAAAGTTCATTATATTTTTTATTTAAAAATGACTTTTGTTCGGGAGTCGGATGTAGAGCAAATTGAAACGAATCACCAAAAGAATCCGCTTCTTCTTCCATATCTTTATATGTTGCGCCCTGTCGAATTAGACCCAAGAGTCGGTCGGCGGCAGCGATACGAGCCTGAATTCGACCATCGGAATCCTCATACTCCGACACAACTTTGCCAAGCTCTTCTTTTATCATTCGTTGAAGCTGTTCTTTGGTTAGTTTCATTTTTTGTTTTCCTTCTTCTAACTCTTCAAAATCGCCCGTTGTTTCATCATATAATCTTTTGAGTGCACGTTTATCATAGCCGGGGAATTTATCGTTTAAATAGTTGAGTTGGTCTTGGGTTGGTGGATCAACTTCGTTGTGCATGGCCTCGATAGCTTCTTTGGCAGTAAGACCAAGACCGCCTTGTGCTTTGTTTATCTCTGCTGCTTTGGCGAGAACATCTTCAAGTGAAACTTCTTGTTGTTTCGCAAGAACATCGTACATTTCATCTTCGCCGCCCATGTCGTGCCATTCGCCTTCTTTTTGAAGTTCTTCTTTTATAATTCGCTTAAGTTGTTCTTTTGTTAGTTTAAACTTATTTTCATCTATTCCATATACATCTGTGCCCCATCGAATATTCATGGATGGGGTATCTCTTAAAGATGTATCACTAAAAGCTTTAGGGTCTTGTTCATATTGCTGTTGGGCTTTTTTAATATATTTTTTACCGTGATGTTCTAAATCATTTACGGCGTTGTTCTTTTTTGCCCACCTCACAAGTGAGTTCCATCCATCCATTTTTTCTAAATATGGGATTAATCTTGGATCTATCATTATTTGTTTTTCCTTTTTTTACTTATTCTTGTCTTATTCCCAAATAAGCCTCTAAAATTCTATCAATCTCGTCTGGATTATTTTTTGCTTCCTTTAGTCTTCTTCTGATTTCTGCTTCTTTTTGCATTCTTAATGAATTAAAATCACCCTTATATTCTTCATTAACAGCACTCATAGCATCATTGTATTTCTTTTTGGCTTTTTCGCGGAGTTCTATTTCTGTTTTATATGCTTTTTCAATTGCATTTTTTTCTTGCTCATATTGCTTCAAAGCCAGCTTCGCTTGAATTAATTCAACCCTTCCTTTGTTCTTACCAAAGAGATAAACAACAGCAAAAACTAAAAAAAGAATAAGCCAACGCCAATGTTGCCGACACCAAGCGGAAACAATTCCCCACCATTTTTTAATCAACAACATTGACATATAACTTATTCTCCGTGCTTATATACCTTTACAGTATCAATAACTGATTGACCACCAACATAAACAATCGCAATCATGCCCCAAGTTTCTGGGTCAAGAAGCGAGTAGGCCATAAGACCTGTAGCTGTGGCGAATACAAGAAGTTTTCTTGAAATTGCTTTTTCAAGAATTCTATCAATAATGCTTCCAGTTTTTTCTTTAAGTGCTTGCACCATATTATTACTCCTTAGTGTCGGTCTTTTTTGATTCGACACTATCTTGTTTCATAATATTTTCAAGCTCTTCTTTGATGATTTGCTTTAAGCGTTCTTTTGTTAGTTTCATATCGGATTCTCCCATAATATATAAAATCTAACAGTAAATAGTAACTTTTATCTTAAATCAACCTTTGCAAAACCATCTATTTTATCAATATCTATTGTCATATCAACAACATCTTTTAACGAATCAAGATGTGAGATTAACAAAACTATTTTAAACTGGTCCTTGATCATATCTAGCAAGGTTATAAATCCAGCCATGTGTTCAGCGTCCAACGCGGTTGCTGGTTCGTCGAGAATAAATATTGTCGATTTTGGAAGGTTTGTTATTGCGATTAATCCCAATCGGATTGCCATTGATGCCAAAGTCTTTTCTGCTCCTGATGCCAAAGACAATGGTCGAGGGTCGTACATTGGGTGCTTAATATAAATATTAAGCTTGTTATCTGTATTGTCAAAAAATACTTCAAAGTCAACAATGTTGGCAAGAATTTTAGAAATCTCTTCATTGATCAAAGGAAGCTTATCTTTGATAATATTATATGAAATTCCATTTGGATGCATACATCTCATAAACATTTCATATGCAATCCACTTATTTTCATAGTCTTTATATTCGGCAACCTCACGTTCAAGGTTTTTCAATATTTGCGTTGTTGATCCTTGCTCGATAAGACACTCTTGCAAATGATCGTTGCAACTGGAAAACGATTTGCGCAACTCTGAAAGTTTTTTGTCGATTGCTTTTTTTTCTCTACCAAGGGTCTCAAGATTTTCAATTGCTTCTCTATTTTGTTCATATTCATCTTCCTTAGATTTGAGTGACTCTATTTCATTTTTCAAAAGATTGAGCTTGTCCTTGTTTGAAGATATCTCCATTTCATCTAATTGAGATTGTTTTTGTAATGAATCTATTTTAGAATTAAATTTATTATACCTTTCTATCTTATCCTCTACTTCTTGCGGATTAATAAAATCAATTTTCTCTTCAAATTCTTTAATCCAAGTAATAAGATCTGATACATGTTTTTCCAAAGGCGGTAACAAATCAGAAGATTTATTAGCATCGCAAATAAATTTACAATTCGGAAATGATTTACCACAAGGTATATCTTCAAGAAGTTTTGTTTTATTTTGAAGACTTTCAAGTCGTTGGGTTTGTTCTCTCATTTTAAAAACATATTCTTCTTTTTCTTTTTGATATTTCTCGCATGTTTTTTCAAGAGACAAAAGTCTTTCAATATCCAAATCATTCATAATATTATTGTATTCAATAATAAATTCTTTAGATCGTTCCACTTCTGCGTGAAGATTAAGATTTCTTTTTAAGATAGATCGAACATTGTTTTCTTTATTTTCAATATCTTCTTTGACTAAATCAATATCTATGATTTCGGCTGGTATTGTTGAAATCAAATCATCAACTTCTTTTAAATTTTCGGTTTGTTTTTCAATCGATTTTGTTATAATTCCGCATTCTTTTTTTCTTAAAATAATCGCTTCTTTGATTTCTTCAAGAAGCTCTTGGTTTTTTTCTATTTCAGAGTGGAAATTTTTTGCTTCAAATCTTCTGATCATTGCTTTAATATCTGCTGAATCTTTCTTTGCCATTTTAAATTTTTGATCAAATATATCAAGATCAAGAAATTTAGCAATAATTTCTTTCCTTTTAGTCGAACCTTCTTTAATAAAGGAAAGCGAATCAGTCTGAGAAGCCATTGAGGTTAAGAGAAAATCATCAATGGTTCCAAACTGTTTTCTAATGTTTAGGTCGGTCTCGTTGCGAGATACACCATTTAAACTTTCAAAAACTCCACCAACCTCTTTGGAATAATCAAGATCAACCTTGGCTTCGATTGTTTCTTTGCCTTTAAGTTTTCTTGTATATTTGTTTAAGTTTCGGCATATCTTATATACGGTTTTATCTGCTTCAACTTCTAAAAGTACATTAGCCTTTTCTTTGTTTTGGTTTATGATGTGGACATTTTTCCTTTCGTTCTTAGAAGTTGAATTATATAAGCCATATAAAACGCTATCAATAATGCTAGATTTGCCGGAGTAATTGCGACCAAAGATACCAACAAGTCCGTTAAGTTTTTCAAAGTTAATGTGATTTTTCGGACCATAATTAAAAAGGTTATCCCATTCGATCTTTTTAATTTTCCAAATAACATTTCTTGATACCTCCTCGTTTGCTTCAATGGTTTGGTTATACCTTCTGTTAAGTTCAAGGACTTTCTCCATGATTCCGTCTTCAAGTTCCATATCCTTAAGATATTTTCTAATATATTTTTCTTGAACTGTTATATCTCGGAGATTTTCTTTTTTAAGTGTCTCCGATAAATTTGTGCCTTCATCTTTTGCATAGCTGTCAGATTTAATCCTAAAAGTCACATTGTGGGGTTTCCACTTAATCTTAGCGAAATCTGTTGCTCTCTTCATTTTAATCGGAGGAATGTTTGTTGTGGCAATCAATCTTAAACGACAACCAACAGGTACTGAGACCTTGGGGAGCTTACCGTCTTTAGTTAATTTAATTGTTATAAATGGTCGTGGATTTTTTATAATATGGTGCTTTACTGTAAAGTTATCTTTGCCTGTTATATTCCAAAGCAAAAAGCCTTTATCTACATCTTCACCAAAGTTCTGCTGTATTGTTGAGCCACAATATTGGATTTTCCCTTTATTATCAAGTATTTGCCTCTTATGTATATCTCCAAGCATTGCATAATCAAAGTGTTTAAATATGTCCACATCGTGCTCTCCAAACTCCATTGTATATCCAAGATCGGTTTGACAGTTTGATATGGCACCGTGATAAAGTGCTATGTTTATCTTTGAATCATCAGACGGGTGTATCCAATTCTCTTCATCAAAAACAGAAAGAACGTTAAATACAATTTTGTCATCTAAGGAAAACTCACCAGCCTTCTTCAAAAGGTGAAGGTTCGGATGCTCCAAGGCATCGACAATAGGAGTGATTGCGTCTTCGCGAGTTTCATTCTTAAGATTGCCATCATGGTTTCCAAGAATAATAATAGTCGGAGCAATATCCCCAAGGCTGCTTAAAAAATCAGAAGCCAATGCAAAATACTCTGGTGAAAGTTGTGTCTTGGTATGTGCAATGTCTCCACAGTGAACAATATAATCAGGTTGTGCTTTTATTAATTGTTTATATAAGTCTTTAAACGCCTCGCGATATTCATAATGATATTTAAGATTTCTAATGTGTGTATCTGCTATATGAGCAATTTTCATTTAGACTCCAACATTTTCATAAGTTTATTAGTTGCTTTTATATATTCATCAACATCTTTCCAACCTTGTTCTGGGAACATTATATCATTTGTAGTATATTTAAGCATCGGTATAGAAAGCTTAGTGTGTTTATGTGTAAAATATGGAACTTCATTTAATGTCCCAGATAGAATAAGGTCTATTATATGTCTTGTGGTATTTAGAGGAATCCTCTTACCTTCTCCATAAGGTCCCTTTGTCCACCCAGTATTAACGAGCCAACATGCAACATTGTGTTTTTCAATTTTTTGTTTAAGTATATCTGCATATCTCTCCGGTGGTAGAGGCATAAATGGCCCCCCAAAACAGGGAGAGAATGTTGGTTGAGGCTCTAACACTCCCTTTTCGGTTCCCGCTACTTTTGCTGTATATCCCATAAGGAAATGTTTCACAGCTTCATCAGTAGATAATTTAGCCAATGGAGGTAGAACGCCAAAGGCATCACAGGTTAACATAATTATGTTTTTAGGGTGTTTATTGATATACCCCAATACATGCGAGTTTTCAAGAATATCGGTTGAATACGAAGCTCTACCATTTTCAGTGATTGAACCATCATTAAAATCTATTTCCCCATCTTCTCTTATATAAACATTTTCTAATATTGTGCCAGTTGTCTCGCAAGCATTCCATATCTCAGGTTCATTATTTTCAGAAAGCTTATAAGTCTTAGCATAACAACCACCTTCAATATTAGAGACTCCCTCATCTGTCCAAAGATGTTCATCATCTCCAATCATTATCCTGCCGGGGTGAGAACTTAATGTTGTTTTTCCCGTTCCCGAAAGACCAAAAAAGATAGCAACATTTTCATTGTTTTTATCAACATTAACAGAACAGTGCATTGGTAAGAAATTATTTTGTTCGGGTGTTAATAAATTAATAAGTGTAAATGCTGCTTTCTTAATCTCACCAGAATATTCTGTCCCTGATATAAGAATTGTCTTATCTTCGGGAGAAATAACAACAGTTGGAGTTTTAAGTAAAGTGGGAAAATGAAATATTTGATATGTGTCAGGATTATCGGGAATATCAATCGCTTGCTCTGGTGTTACAAACATATTTCTAACGAACAAAGAATGTTTTGCAAATTCCGTGTATATTCTAAACCCAACGGAATGTTTAACGTTTCTGACGAGAAGAACATCTTGAAGATAAGTGTTGTTGTTATCTTTAAAGTCAATAAATTTATTTTTGAGTTTAAGATAATTCTTCTTCCACATTCTTTTATTTCTTTTCCAATCAACAGTATTTTTAGTAATCTTGTCGTTTACAATTCGTTTTGCTTCCGGTGAGCGACCAGTATGGTCGCCTGTATAAAATATAAGCGCACCTTCGGTTGTCATGTTGCACTTTTCTCTTTCAACTGCTATCTTTGCAAGTTGAAGTGATTCTAAATTATTATGTATCATATTGCCCTCAAAGCGTTATATAAAAAGAAATTATCATAATCGATATTCTTTGCATTTTCTTTTCTTTGGTTGAAATTTTCAGTTGTCATTGACCCAACATCTTCACATCCAGAAGTGTCTATTTGAAACATTTCAATATCATATTCTAACATATTTTTAATGATTTGTCCACTCTTTTTTTTCGCATCTTCGTCTAAAGCTATATAAACTGGTGTATCATTTATTGAAATTGCTTGAAATAATTTGGTAGTGTTTCGGATGGTGGATCCAAGTATGGGAATGGCGTTTTCCCCGGCCACTATGGCATCAAAAACTCCTTCTACGAGGATCACCGGACTATCCCAGTCTATGGAAAGTTCGTTGAATATAATGTCCTTTTCCGCCTGTGGATTGAGATATTTTCTTTGGTGGCCGACATAAGATCTGGCAATAAAATAATTGACATTTCCACTATTATTGAATGATGGTATTATAATCCTTCCACCATATCTGCCTTTGGCGCAATATCCTATTTTCCATTTTATAATATCTTCTTTAGTCAACCCTCTTTCAAATAAATACTTAAGAGGCTTTTGAGAAGAGCGAGGAAGACGCTTATTGCAAAGAGAAACAAATTCATCAGGAAGATCAAGAGTTTGTTCTGTTGAAACATTATTCATTTCAGAAAAGATATTATCAAATTCACCAAGATCTAATCTGCCTTCAAGCTCAAGCCATTTTTGTCTTTGCTGGTATGATCCATACTTGCGAACAAGACGATAAATGTTTTTTCCACGAACATCACAAACCCAACATTTCCAATATCCCTTTCCAAAATTAACAGAAAGTTTCTTTTTGTGATGATTGCAAAAAGGACATGTGAAGAGATGTTCATCTCTAGACTTATATGAAGAACCAAGAATTTGGTGGATTATTCTGATTTTCTCTTCCATAACGCCTCCAGTTTATATCATAACACAATATTGTTTTTTGTCAAGCAGAAAAAATAATATTCATAAAATCATCATACATGGATGGGTCTGGGAGGGAATCTTTAATAATTTCTTCATCCTCATTGGCAATCGCATTACGCAAACGAGTTGCTGAAATATGATCTGCCTCTGGGACAATCGGAGGCAAGGAGGTTGCTATTTCTGCTCCTTTT